GAAAAAGCACATTCGCGGCCAAGTTCCCCAGGCCGCTGTTCCTTGACATCGAGGGAGGCACAAGCCACCTCGACGTGGATCGCTGTGAGATCGGAACGTGGAAACAATTAACGGATGCGTTAACAGAAGCCAAGGCGACCGACTACAAAACCATCGTCGTAGACAGCGCGGATTGGGCGGAACGCCTGTGCGTTGAAGACCTACTCGCAACCAGCAAAAAAACCAGCATCGAGGATTTCGGCTTCGGTAAAGGATGGGTGATGGTGGCCGAGCGCATGAGTCGGATGCTGTCATCCATCGACCAGTTGATCGACGCCGGCAAGAACGTTGTCATGATCGCGCACAGCAAGATCGTGCGATTTGAAGCACCAGATGCACTCGCCGCATACGACCGATACGAACTGAAACTAAGCAAGCAAAGCTCGCCGTTGCTCAAAGAGTTTGCAGACGAGCTTTGGTTCCTGCGTTTTAAGACCAAGGTCAGCACAAGCGAGACAGGCAAAGGAAAGGGCATCGGAGGCAAGGAGCGTATCATCCTAACAACGCACAGCGCGGCCTACGATGCGAAGACGCGAAGCGGACTAGCAGAGGAACTACCGCTGGAATGGGCATCGGTCGCGCATTTGTTTGAGACAACGGCGCAAGCCGTAGTCGCACCAACTGCAACACCACCCGAAAGCTGGGCAGGACGGCTCGCAGAGCATGAAGGAGCGGTGAACCAGTTCTTGATCGCTCGCGGAGTCCTAACAAGCGAGCAGACGTGGCGCGATTGCGCACCAGAGTATCTGGAGCGTGTTGCACTTCGCGTCGATCAATTCGTCAACACGGCTGTCGAATGGAGAAAGGCTAACAAATGAGCAAAGAAATCTCACCATCATCCCTGCCCAAACTCGCCGAATGCGCTCTCTTCGAGGGCGCAAACGGAACGAGTTCCGCAGCGGAGCGCGGCACGGCAGTTGACGTTGCGATCCGAAACCTTATCTCGGCAGAACATGACGTCGCAATCGTAGGCGAAGACGCCGGAGCTATTGCTTACGGAGTCGATGAACTGACACGCCTTGCGAAAGGATCGTTCGTCGAGACTCGCGAAGAGTATCTAGCGATGGCAGTCCCTGGACTAAGTAAACTTGGAACAGCGGACGCAGTCTGCAAGGCCGAGAAGTGGGTCGCAGACATCAAGACAGGACAGGTGCGGAACTACCGCGAGCAACTCGCGGCCTATTCATTGGCGTGTATGGAAGATAATTTCGACACGTCATGGACTGCTCATGTCGTATATGTCGATCAAAAGCTAATTCGTAGCTACGACTTCACATACGAGGAAGCGCAACAGATCACGCAGCGCACAATCGACCGCGCAACAAGCGAGGACGCCAAGCCGACGCCTTGCGAGTATTGCAGCTGGTGCAAACACTACAATAACTGCAACGCCATCGTCAGACAGGCTGAAAGTGCAATCGCGCTCATTCCAGACATCAACGGCAACTCCATCGATGCGATCCGTCAGCGCATCCTCGCAACAGCCGAGAGCATGGGAGCATTCGCGAAGGAGTGGAAGCTGGCCGAAAAGGAGATCGCGGAGCCGGTGCTTGGTCACCTCAAGACGAGACTCGAAAACGGAGACGAAGTGCCCGGATGGAAACTAACCAGCATGAGCGGAAGGAAATTCGTGGAGCATGAAGCTATCGCTAAAGCGTCGCAAGGTATCACGAAAGAGACACTAATACTCGCGATGGGCGGTAAGCTATCAGAAAAGAGTTATCTGGAACTCTGCGCCAACAACGGCGTGGAGCCAGACCAAAGTGCAATACAAACCGGAGCGCATTCGCTCCAATTAAGACAGACGAAAGTAAAGTAATTTCCTCGGACGGCTGGAGTATCCGGCTAGCAGGGGTAAAGGGGGGCAGCGCATCCCAAAAAACGCTGACCAACAAACAACAAAATAGAAAACTAAAATGCCAACATATACAGCAAACGAACCTAAGCAGGCCGCGATCTACTTCGTAGAACCGGGCACATACGAAGTCGAAATTATTAAGGCCGTCGAGAAGACTTCACAGGCCGGCAACCCAACCATTAAGCTCGATGTCGCCGTCCTACTCGAAGGCGGAACAACAGGCCCGACGATGTGGGAACACTTAACATTTACCGCCAAAGCAGGGTGGAAAGTTGATCAGGTGCTTTCCAGCATCGGTCGTGCAGTAATACCAGGCGAAGACGTGAACGTCGAAGCGGAAGACTTGATCGGAGAAAAGGGAGTCTGTGTCATCGGCGTCGAAGCAGGGCAGACCAATCCAGAGCATCAGTTTAACTGCGTGGAACGCTGGCTCTTCGGAGATGAGAAAGCAAAATGGCTAGGCAACCGGCGCAAGCCAGCGGCCAAGCAGGACAAGCATATCGTTGCTAAAAGCAACGGTTTCGTTGCTCAACCTAAAGACGAAACCGACGACATCCCGTTCTAAAAAATGAACGGAACTCTCTCACTCCGGCTTGTTATTTGCATGAATGAATGTCCTGTTGGCTTACGTCTCGAAAGGGGCGATCCATTGCCAGTACACCAGCATACTTACGACGACTCGCCGGAGGGGAGAGCATTGGCTGAAACCCATTTAGAAAGAATCTCAGATTATGTTCGACGGCATCAAAAGCCTCGCAAAATTAGCAAGTAGGTCACGCGAGCAAATGAACGCGATGCAACAACTCATCGAGTTGCTGACTGCGCGCAACGACTACCTTACGCGAGACAACCACGAGCTACGCGCACAGGTCGCCAGACTCAACCAACTCCTCTCCGGCAAATGAAAGTATCACAAGAATGGCGCGGCTATCCGCTCAGATGCTGGCCGAACCACCAAGACGACTGCGAGCGGTGGGACTACGAAATCCTTATCGACGGCACTTGGCTTGAGGTTGTTACTCAATCCACGCGCTGGATCGAGGAGGAGGCCGACGAGGTCTTGCAGCGTTATTTGACAAGGCTGAAATCTTAGACTAAATTCAGAGTGGCTGTGAGAAGCCTTCCAATACAGCAAATGAAACCAACTTTTTCCCGCAACAATCTCGGCAGGCTCGCTGTTCGCCTTTCTCACGCCGAGACTTGTTGCGGGATTTCTTTTCGCAATAAATAAAATATGTTCACACATTCAAACAAGATAGCGGCGGCAATTTATCAGGATGTACCGCTGGAAGGTAATCACGCAGACCACATCAATCCAAAATCATTAGGAGGATCGGATGATGTTTCTAACTGCCAAATATTAAGCGCAAGCGGTAATATCCGTAAAAGTGCAAATTGCCAAGGTCTAAGGGATTGGCAGTCTAACTTTTTAGAGGAGTGGAATAAAAGAAATGACAAGTTCTTGCTTGTCGCAATACCCGGAAGCGGAAAAACATTTGCTTCGCTAACGGTAGCAAAGCAATTCCTAGATGCTGGAAGCGACAGGAGGGTTTTAATCGTTGTTCCAACGCTTAATGTTCGTAGGCAATGGGAGGTTGAGGGCGCAAAGATGTTTGGGATACAACTCCAAACAGAGAAGTTTGGGACTGACTTTAGGACTGGATTCATCGGAGGTGTCGCGACCTATCAATCACTAGCAAGCCAGGTATCGCTATTCCGAAAGATAGTAACATCAAGGCCGACCCTTGTTATATTTGATGAGGTTCATCATTTGTCTGATACAGCGACTTGGGGAGAGACAGCCAAGACCGCCTGCGAGAATGCAACAAGGATATTGCTACTAAGCGGGACTCCGTTCCGAACCGATGGGCTTACGATCCCATTCATTAACTACGATGGAGATGGGTTCTGCATACCTAACTTTAGGTATGATTATCCTCATGCTTTAAACGACAGCGTTGTTCGTAGTTTTACCTTTGATTATTCAAGGGGGTCATTTGAAGAGATTAATTATGGCGAAGAACGTAAGGTAGAATTTCACGGAGAGATGTCGGATGATGAGGCCGCAGAAAGCCTTCGCAGATTATTAACTCCAGAAGGCAACTTTCTTGCTGAACAGATTCGGTTGTCCCATCAAAAATTAGTTCAAATACGAGAACACATACCAGACGCAGCAGCTATGGCTGTATGCATCGATCAATTCCATGCCATAAAGGTAGCAGAAGTCATTAAGCGAGTCACCGGATGCACGGCAAGCGTGATTGTGTCTGACGACGATAAGACAACGGACACCGTAGATAGTTTTAGGAAAAGCTCAAAAGAGTGGGTAGTCTCAGTCAGGCAAGTGAGCGAAGGTACTGACATCAAGCGGCTCCAAGTCCTATGTTACCTAACAAGCGCAACAACTGAGGTCTTTTTCCGCCAGCTTATAGGTCGAGTCTCTCGCGTAAGATTCCAAGAAAACAACACGAATGCAACGCAAGACGCTGGAACATTAGACTTGCAAGCATTTGTTTATCTGCCAGCCGATCCGAGACTCATTAGACACGCTAAAAACATAGAGAAGGCGCAACTTTGCGCGTTGAGGGAAATCATAGAAAAAGAAAAGCGTGAACAATTAGAACCACGTCAAGATAACCTAAATTTATCTGAGTTCTTGAATAGTCAGCATGACGGGCTGGAATTAGTTGTGTCAGCCGGAGGCATAGAATATCGAGGCAATAATGCGAAGAGATACAATGACCTTATTTCACTTGGGATAACATCGGAGAAAGCTCAAAAAGTGCTTGAGCTTGATTGGAACGATCAGGCGTTAAACACGAAAGAGGTATTCGTAGAAACGACCCTGCAAGATGAATTAAAAGACCTAGGGAGAAGATGCAATAAGACAGCATTTGCTCTGGCTTCTAAAAGGAAATGCGATGTTAAGGAAATACATACCAAATACCCTAGACAAGAAACGATGGGCAAAGATCAGCTAAATCAAAAGCTGGCAGATTTGAAGAGGGAGCTTGCATCGTAATGAACGACATCGAAAAGGGCCAGCTTTGTGATATAACGATGTCTGCGATCTATCATGGATGCAGTAAATTGGATTCAATACCTGCACTCCTTCGCCGGATCATCGAGAACCGAGCTTGGGAATGCCGACAAGTAAAGATGCGCGGAGTTGTTCAACTCGCCAATCTGCGCGAGCTAATAACTAAAGAGCCAATGGAGGGATGGGGAGAGAACCCGGAGAAGATTGAAAATCTAATCCGCGATGATGTCGAAGTATTGGCTATGTGGCGGGATGCGATGAAGCAGAAGTCAGGACATCGCACAGACCTCGTTAACAATGTAAACGAGGTTAAGCCCAGTAAAGGCAACTCCCGCTCCTACACGGTGAGCCGACTCCAACGCGAAGCACCTGAGCTATTCGCTCAGGTAGTCGCGGGAACATTGTCCGCTAACGCCGCCGCGATCCAAGCAGGGTTTCGCAAGAAACCGACTGCGTTGGAGATGTTGCTGAAGGCATGGAAAGTGGCGACAGGTGATGATAGGCGTCTATTCTTATTAGAAATAAACAAATGATCCTCTCACCTGACTTCCCTGACCACTACAAGACAAAAATCCTGCTACGCCTAGCAGGCCACGCAGGTGTGTTCAGCCTTCTCAAGTTGTGGTCGCAATGCCAATTCAGAAAGTGCGAACGGATCGAAAAGACGGCTGACATCATCGCGGCCATAGCAGATTGGGAAGGAGACCCAATGCAACTCGAAATGGCACTCGTAGAAAGCGGCTACGCAAGGCGCGAAGGAGACGCGCTTGTCTTGCATCAATGGCAGGATCAAAACAAGCGTTTATTCTCAAATTACAAAAATGGGAAGAAAGGCGGAAGGCCAAAAAGTGAAGCTCCGAAGCTACAAAAACAACACATCAAAACGTGTCTGTAAATAACCCAACCATAACCCAACGCAAACCCAACCGTAACCCAACACAAACCATGTCAGTCCTAGATAGATAGAATATCTATCTACTAACGTAGATAGATAGGCTTCGCCTCTCTCGCAAGAGCGAGAGGCGAGCCATCCGGAGTCATCCAGAAAGCAAAGTATGCCAATTTTAAAAAGAGAAGAAACAGCAAGCACAAGGTCGGCAGTTCCGACAGCACCGAGCGCGGAGAAGGCCGCGATCAGCATCATTCTTCAAAACTACGAAGTGCTCGACGCCGCGAAGTGGGACGCGGATCTGTTCTTTGAGCATTCCAACCGAGCTTTGTTGTCAGCGGCCAAGGAGTGCCACCACGAAGGATTCAAAGCCGACATCTTCCGACTCCAGGCGGTCTTGGAAGAAAAGGGCTTACTTTTCGACGTTGGCGGATATCACAACGTCACCGAAGCATTCACGGCATATCCGACAGGCGACGCTGTGGCCGCTCTCGACTTCAGAAAAGACTTGCTCAAGGCGCGGCGGTATCGCAAGGCGATGGCGAAGATTGCCGAGAGCAAGGACGATATCCGCGAAATGCGAGCCGACCTGAACGGCATTGCTCAACACTTGGCGGACAGCGATGAGGAGCAAACGGACGCCGTTTCGCTCAAGAAACAATGCACAGACTTACTCAACGAGCTTCTCAAGACCACGCCACCGGAACGCTTCACGACCGGCGTTTCGGGGCTAGATGAAAAGATCAACGGCGGATTTGAGCGTGGGACGCTCGCAGTCTTTGCTTCGGAGACTTCGGGCGGTAAGTCTATTGCTTTGCTCCAAACTGCGCTCCACGGGGCTTTAAACGACAAGACAGGCGTTATTTTCAGCCTAGAGATGAGTGCAACTCAGGTCATCGGTCGCCTAGTCGCCGCGCAGAGTGGATGGCGATGCGTCTCCGCCTACGAAAAACCAAGCCAACCGCACGTTAACGGCATGAAACTCGGCATCGCGGACATATCGGCACTACCGATCACAATTCACGACCAAGTATCGGATATCGATACTATCGAGTCGATATGCCGGCAACTCAAGCGCACAGGGCTTGATTGGGTTATAGTCGATTACATCCAGCTGTGCTCGCCTTCAGAAGACAGTTCAACTGAAAACAGAGAGCAACAGGTAAGCTTAATTGCGAGACGACTTAAACTTATGGCGTTGCACTTGAATATTTGCGTTTTCACCGCCTCACAATTAAATGAGAAAGAACAACTCCGAGAGTCGAGGGGCATCGGACACCATGCCGACTACGTATTGCGAATAACCCACGGAGATCAAGGGGCAAATATTATTATAGATAAAAACAGAAACGGAGAACGTCACGTCTCCGCTCCGGTGCTAATGCAAGGCGGTATATCGCGCTTTGTCGATAGGGTGACGAAATAGAAAATAGAAATATGAAAGAATTACATAATATTATTGTCTCCGAAATTGAAAAGTGCATTTCAAAAAACGAAAAGCGTCCTATTGAATATTGGCTTAAATACAGAGGAATAGGCAAAAAGAGTATCGAGCTAATAAAAGCGCGTGGGGTGGTAGCGGAAAAAAAGCTCAAAGAATTATCCCACCTTGAGAAGTCTCGCCAAATATTGCTAAACAATGGGTTTGATACGCCAGATCAAATTCTTAATGGTTTTCTCAAAGGGGAAATTTATGTTCAGTCATTTCGTAATTATGGAGCAGGATCGCATCAGCAAATATGCGACTTTTTAATTCGTTGGCTCGCTAAAGGACGAAATGAAACGAACGCAAATTGAATTCAACTTTACTCCGGTGCTTGTAGTTAAAAACAACTGGACTGATATTTGGCACGTCAAGAGTGGGCACTATGCTTGGCCAGAAGACGCGAAGCAAATATCATTCTCCACAAGCGCAGAAGCTGTTGCTTTTGCAAAAAGCCACGGAGCGAATCCACAGGTCGGTCCCAAATAAACGAGAAACAATTTGCAATACAAAAAAGATATGCGAACAAAGAGTCTCGATGCACGACTTGACGCGAGACGCCGCCGAATACGACGAGGCTTCGTATACTCCCGACTTCTACAGCTTCGACGATCCGACTGCCGGCCACGCATTCCGCATGACAGCGTACCGCGAAGCATCGGAGAAACTCCTGGTTGTGCTGAACAAAACGATATCGTTCCTAGCCGAGCACGGTTACAGCAGGAGCAAGACTTTGTGGGGCGTGGCCTTTGCATTAGGTCATCCTCTAACCGCAGGGATGTCGATGCTAGAAGCAGGGCGCGAACTAGGTTGCACCAAGCAGGCGATCTCGAAGATCGCAATGGATTTCTTGGACACGACAGGACTACCACCTTCGACATCTTTGAAAAGCGAGGAGGCTCGCAACACCTACCGAAAAACCAATACCAACAAATATGGAACCAAACGAAATAACATCGATAACACTCCCAGCAATTGAGGCAGAGATCCGCAACGCATACGCTGAGGCTAACGCCTTAGCCGTAACAGCCAAGGGCAACGCACGCGCCGCGGTGCTGCGCATGGCAGATTGTGGCCAGATGCTCATGGTCGCCAAAGATCACGTCCGCGGCAACCGCAACGAGTGGCTCGCATCGCTCGGCATCGATCCAGACAAGGCAGCGAAAGCAATTCATCTCGCACGCAACCGAGATCAGCTTGAGCTTGAGTTGTGGCCAGCCGACATGGCTAAGCTCGGCGCACAGATGCTCGGCATCCTACCGCCTCCAGGTTCATCGGGGCGAGAGGAGAACGACCCAGAACGCACCACGGGCG